TGTTTCTCTGCCATGTTAGTCTCCTTTGTTTAACAGATATGTGTAACATAATTATACACATTTTTATGTAAATGTCAAGGTTTATTAGGCCAAGTTACACTAAAAGGAAAGCCACTCTGTGCTGGTACATCCCTTAGTGCTTGCCTGTAAGTAGTCATCTCACTTGACATAGTTACATCTGATAAAGCCATCCAGTCAGTCTCTTTCAATAAGCTATCACGTTTAGCTCTTACGTTAGCTTCTGCCGTGGCTTGCTCCATATTCTGTGCAGTATAAGATACTTCCCACTCGTTGCCATACAGAGGTTGTCCTACCTGATCTGTATCTACTACACCTGTTTCAGGGTCAGTACAGTCAGCTTCAGTCTTCATGCGGATGACTTCCCGTGTGGGTGTACCCACTACAAGTGTCTGCACTAATGGATCATATGAAGGCTTATCTAATTCAGTAACCTCATAGACCCCATACCTACGCAAGATCGTGTTAGGTATCTGCGCAGGGAAAGATGTGTTTGCATTGTCACGGCGAAATTGTCCAATCGTGTATGGAAATTGATCGACATTACCGTTTGTAAGTTTTACGAACATGGTTTCTCCTAAGTTGAGTATTGGTAGATGGTGTCTGTACTATTACCTATAACGTACATCTTAGTTCCGTCAGGTTTGAATACTACCCCGATTGCATCAGGGTCTTGAGTGCTTACATCAAAACTTGAACTTGAATAAGATGCAGTGGATACATCCCAAGGAGTAGAAAGGGAGTATTTATATACCACGTTACTGCTTTCCACATAAAAGCTAGTCCCATCTGGCGAAAAAAACAACGAACTACTGAAGGGGGCTTGGCTGGCAACGCTGAAGTCTTGTGAGTAAGAAGCTGTGCTTATATCCCATGCAGTAGAAAGGCTATACTCAATTACCACATCACTGGAAGGGCCAACGACATACATCTTTGTTCCGTCTGACTTGAAAGACAGGCCACGTGGGTTGCTTTCTTGTGAAGTAACACTGAAATTTCTAACATAGGATGCTGTTGATACATCCCAAGCCGTGCCAAGGTCATACTGAAGCACAGTGTCATTTGTGTACTCAACCAAATACATCTTAGTGCCATCATCTCGAAAAAACAAACCTGCTGGTGTTGCGGTTTGACCAGAAACGCTGAAATTCTGAACATAGGAAGCTGTAGAAATGTCCCAAGCTGTGCTTAGGTCATACTCATTGACGTCATCACCAGTAATGCCCACAACATAAACTTTTGTGCCGTCCGTCTTAAAAAACAGGTCTAGGGGCGTACCTTCCTCCCCCGCCACACTAAAACTAACACTATCATAAGACGCATTAGCAATGTCTGGATCAGTCCACACAGGCCCACTAGGAACACCAGCCGCACCCATCTGCATTAAACGTGATACACTCATGACATTGCATCCCCTGCTTGAAAGCCTTGGTAGGTAGTACCACCATCGTCCGTGTAAAATACCAGTACATCTGTTTCACCTATAGCTGGGCCAGCAGGGGCTGTGCCATTAGGGAACTTTACTGATGAGGGATATGTGAAAGTGGCTGTTGCTGTGGAGCCTGTGGTGTATTGGTAAACAGCGTCTTGAACCACGTCAATTACATACATCTTTGTACCATCAGACTTAAAGAAAAGACCAACAGGTGCAGTTGCTTGCGAAGCTACAGAAAAACTAACACTGTCGTATGATGCAGTAGAAACATCCCAGCCAGTTGTAAGGGAATACTGGAATACAGCATCGCCGCCGCCGCCTACGACAAACATCTTTGATCCATCTGAAAGAAATTGAAGTCCACCTATGTTTGTTTCTTGAGAAGAGATGCTAAAGTTTTGAGAGTAAGACGCCGTTGATATGTCCCAAGCAGAGCTAAGAGAGTATTCGTTCACATCATCGCCTATGGCACCTCCAATAAACATTTTTGTACCATCGGGCTTAAAAAAGATTGCACCTGGAGCAGTTTCTTGAGCCGAAACACTAAAGTTTTGAACGTATGAAGCAGTAGAAATATCCCAAGCTGTAGAAAGGGAGTATTCGTTTACATCATCGCCAGAAATACCACAGACATACATCTTTGTACCATCAGTCTTAAAGAACAATCCCCTTGGGCTTGTTTCCTGCGAAGCGACACTAAAGTTCTGAACATAAGATGCTGTGCTAATATCCCAAGCTGTTGAGAGAGAATACTGGTTTATGTCGTCGCCAGTTTCGCCCATGATGTATAAAACCGTGCCGTCAGGCTTAAAGAAAATATCCGTGCCTTGTTCTTCTTGGGACTTATAACTAAAGCTAACACTGTCATAACTTGCATTTGCCAGATCATAAGTCTCACCCACATTCGCCCCAGTAAGTGCCAAAGCAAAACCTGCTGCTGTGCCTGATGCTGGGGGGTTACTAAAGGCAAACAGAGTGTTTACTGAGGGAGTGTGACTGAAGTAGTTGCCTGTGGATAAATCAAGGGTAGTGGCTGTACCTGTAGAGTATTGGTAGACGGTGTCGTTTGTTATCCCAACCATATACATCTTCATGCCATCTGATTTAAATGCAACACTAAAGGGATCATCTTGCCCCGCTAATGAAAAACTCTCATTAGCATAAGATAATGTACTTACATCCCACGCTGTACTGAGAGAATATTTATAAACAGCATCGTTTGCTGTATCGCAAACAAATAAAGACGTTCCGTCTGGGGTAAAGAATATACTTTGCGTGTTTGTACCTTGGCTTGAGAATGAAAACGATACACTATCATAACTGCCAGTTGAGACATCAAACGCTGTGCTTAATGAATACTGATATATTGTATCAGTACCGCCATCACAAACATATAATTTTGTCCCATCAGATTTAAACTCTATCCCTGTTGGAGTCCCTGCTTGACTGCCAACATATAGGCTTTTATTGTCTGTCGAAGCCGTTGATATGTCATATGCTGTACTAAGAGAATACCGATAAACCGTATCAGCAGAGCTTCCTACATAATAAAATTTTGTTCCATCATTATTAAAAGTAAAATCTCTTGGAACAGTGTCTGGTATACTAAAACTTTTTGAAGCATAACTTGCGGTAGATAAATCCCATGCAGTGCTTAATGTATATTGGTATATTGCGTCAGTAACACTCCCTATAATATACATGCTCGTTCCGTCATCATTAAATCCTATACTATTAGGGACTGTTTCTTGTGTAGCCACACTAAAGCTCACACTATCATAACTAGCACTCGCCAAGTTATACGGGCCAGTGCCAGCCGTAACTGTACCCACACTCTTAGCCTGTGGTGCTGAGAATACGCCGCCGCTGTAACTGATGTCTAAGCTCATGCTAGTGCATCTCCTACTTGAAATCCGTAATACGTTGTACCGCCATCGTCCGTATAGAATGTGTACACATCAGTCTCACCATTGGCAGGTGCTGTGGGTGTTGTGCCGCCTGACCAAATAACAGAAGAGGGCCAAGTAACTGTAATAGTAGCAGAGGGTGTAACCTTCAGTGTAAACGAAGAGGATGTGCCTGACGCTGGGGGATTGGTAAAGGCATATGCTACATTTGCAGATGGAGTGTGTGTAAACACAGAGCCTGTCGATAGGTCTAATGTTGGTCCTGCGTCTAAAAAGGCGGCGGTTGGTGCAGTAAAGTTAGAGGTGTATCTTGCGAGACCCTTAGTGACCCTCAAGTCGTCGATGTAACCTGTAAGATACGAACCAGTCGATTGTTTACCGATTTCTACTGATCTGCTAGAGTTGTAAATAGTTCCTGTGAAACTTGATGAACCGCCGGTAACAGTCTGCAATGAACCATCTAAATAAATTTCTAAAGTATTTCCACGCCTTTGCCACACACAATGAACCCATGTGTTAATAGTCGGCTCTACACTCGTTACAATATTGTCGGTCCAAGATGAACCAGAGGTTGACAGATATAGGGACATCCCGTCTGAGCCTGCACCTAAAAAAATTGCGCTGTCTGACGATGCGCCTGCTACAGATTGGTTATAAACAACTTGCGATACTTTGTTACCGCCACCAGTTCTATAAAACCAGCACTCTACCGTCCACTCTCCAGAACCGAAATTTAGTGCGCTAGTATTAGCTACTGTTGCATAATCTCCTGTTCCATCAAATTCTATAGAACCAGTACCAAACTTTTTAACTGCTGTATCTATTTGAGCATTGCCGCTTGCTGTTACCGTAATAGCATTTAAACTACTATCAGTAATAGTCGTACTACCACTCGTACCATCACCATGCAACAACAACGATACATCTGCAAAATTCACATCGCCAATCGTAGCAGGGTTTGTACCAACAGTATCGCCTTCTGTTGTCTCAAAGAACCCTTTGGTATAATCAATAAGCACAGTCATGCCATTGCATCTCCTGCTTGGAAACCGTAGTACGTGGTGCCACCATCAAGTGTGAAGAAGTTATACACATCCTTTTGCCCTGAAGCAGGTGCAGATGGTGCAGTACCCCCAGCCCATTTTACTGAGGAAGGCCAAGTGATTGCTACTGTAGCAGTAGGAGCCACCTTCAATGTAAAGTCGTATGCACTGCCTGTGGTGGGTGGATTGCTAAAGGTGTAAGCTACATCAGCAGAAGGTGAATGATTAAAGACGTTACCTGTGGTTGCATCTATAGTCGGGCCTTGATCTGAGAATGCTGCTGTAGGTGCAGTGAAGTTGGAAGTGTAACGGGCTACATTAGAAATACGAATTTCGTCAATAAAACCTTCCATCCATTTATCAAAACTACGATCTGCATTGCCTATCGTTAAAGCTGCATCTGAGTAATCCAAAGAGTTTGACCATGAAGCTATAGAAGTACCATTGATATAAATTTTCATAGTACCAGAGCTTCTTACAATAGCTATATGATTAAATCCCCCTGTATATGTTGCAAAAGGAAGAGAGTTTGTTTGCCCCCTATAGTTTGTATCGTAAACATTAATAGAATACTCAAAAGCACTTGAAGCCGTTGTATCTTCATACCAAATAGATAATCTGTTAGTGCCGTTGAAATCAAAATGATAGCCGTCTGAAGTATCCCCTTGCACAAAATATTCTATGGTAAAATCACCACTACCAATAAGACCACTTGCCAAGGTTAACTCACTATTAGTTCCATCAAACTCTATTGAGCCTGTGCCAAACTTTTTAACTGCAGTATCTATCTGTGCATTGCCGTTTACCGTAACAGTCTTTGGGCTTGAGCTACTGTCAGTAATCGTAGTGCTACCACTCGTACCATCCCCGTGCAGTAACAACGATACATTAGCAAAATTAGGATCACCTATAGTGGCTGGATCAGTACCAACAGTTTCACCTGAAGGTACTGCCTCAAAGACACCATTTGAGTAATCAATTACAAGGCTCATAGTGTATCCTTATACTGCTGTAGAACCTGCCATGTCATCTTGAGCCATAACCCAAGTGTAGCACTTATCAAGGAAAGCATCTCCTGATGAAGCATTAATAGCATCCCAATCTGCGTGATACCGCTTAAAGTCTACCTCACGAGTGTCATCTGTAGGTGTGCTTGTAGCATAAGCAGACAAGTCAATCATTACAGAAAACTTAGGGTCAGTGCCACGTTGACGTGATACACTTGCCGTGACGATACGGTAGTAAGCATTATTAAAGGCGATACCATATTGGCTTGCCCCTTCTGCGATATTATTTTGGATAGCCATTGTTAGTTTCTCCTTTAGGCGTAAGTTACTTCGGTGGTTCTGATGTTTGCCACCCAACGAATGTTATGGCTTGCCTCACCAGTTACCGTGATAGCAAGGGCATTGTTTCCAGTATCTGCTGAGAGAGCCATACCCCAACTAGATGAATTTGAAATTACTGTTGTTGCGCTGTTAGCAAGTGTTGTTGTACCACCGTCATTGACCAGCAACCCTTCAATCTTCCATGAGGCATAGGCTTGTGCTCCATTCTGCATAGCAGTGATCGTGCCATCGAAGGTAATGCAAGTATCACTGGCAGCTACGATTTGGTTAGTTGATGCTGCCGTGCTGTTGTTTGTTGTAAGAACAGTTGCCGTTGCATCTGTCGTATCTGCACGGAGAATAAACTGACCACCTTGTGCATCACCATCTGCAGAAAATCTTCCAG